ACACCAACTCTGCCTGAAAGAAGTCTTCCCATTACTTAGCGTTCTCCAGTATACTAACTATGCATTTCTGTGTATTATCAAAATCACCCTGAATTTTTAGGATATCGCCAGATTCAAGTGCTAGTCTACCCTCAATAAATGTCATTGAGTCTTGGTGTGGAATCCTTGCTAGTTGAACTATGGGAGTGTCAACTGAATCTCTACTTAGAGTTGCAGTAAAAGCAGTTACTGAGGATGATGTGCCGACATTTGCTACATTACCATAAATGACCAATGCAGAAATTCCCGCAGGACATGTATAGATTCCAACCGCACTGGTGGTTACAGTGTGTGTGACAGTCTTGAATTGATTTGTTGGAGTTGCTGTCATTTTATAAATTTCCTCCTAATGCTATTAGTAGTGGTGTAAGTGTTGACTGTACATTCTTGTCAAAAGTGTCACCAGTAATTTTTCCTGTTTGTTGGTTGATAACAAAATTGTCTCCTAATTTTAAATTACCTTTCTCATCAGTCGATGAGTAAATAATTTTACCTCCTAATTCTGATTTAGTTTGGTTTTCAGGAACAGAGACACCTCCTTTTATAGGTCGGGCAGAGTCAATCGCTAAACCTGAACCAACATGCTCAAAAATATATGATGAAGCGTTGATAAATGATTGTTTAGCAAATGGAACTGTTGATCCTACTCCCACCGTTGCAGGCACAGACTTATCTAAAGTAATTGTAGAAATACCAGATACGACGGGGGTCGCACTATTTATAGTATGATAGGTAGGAGATAATGAAGCGGTTGCAGTAGCTGTGACTCCCGACGAAGGAGCTGAAATAGTCACAGCTGGTGCAGACCGATATTGTGATCCTTTACCCGTAATTTTTATCGAGGTAATAGAACCAAACCCGCTTATAACAGCACTACCTTCAGCAGTTATACCATTTGTTCCTGACGGATCACCAAAAGTTACAGTTGGTGGATTCGTCGCAGTATACCCTGATCCAGCAGAAGTTATAGAAATACTTGTTACTTCATTAAATAATTCGCCCAAATATAATACCTGACCAGCAAAAGGTCTCTGAGTTAAGTTAGCAACATTGACAATATTGTTGTTAGTTGTTACGGTAGCAGTGAGAATGCCTGATTGATGAACAGTTCCCACTCCAGAAGCAATAAGACCAAAGGTGCCAAAGGATGCCTCAGAACTGTGAACATCTGCAGTTGCTCCTGCAACACAAGTGATAGCAGATTGATTACAAATGCTGTATACTGAATTTAGTTGTGCATGACCATCATTAGAGACAGTGACACCAATACCACCCTGATTGTACATTGTATATGAATCAGCAGTTATGGATTTCTCTCCCTCTGCGTGATCACCATCCACCTTCAACCCAACACTATTCGGAACATAATTTGTGCAATTTCTAATAAGTGGAGATTGAGTTACTATTCCTACTCCAGATGGGGCAAAGCAAACCATTGAACCAGTGCTTGCAGCACCAATAAATGATAAGTTCTGTATCATTGAACCATTGTTCATCTCAAATAAGTCTGCCCCTGCATTAGATGGCACTACCTGAGTATTGTTAAGTTCATCCCCGTCAATTGTGACATTTGCTGGCACTGTTACAGGATTATTTTCTGTGTATATACCACTAGATACCCTTATCACATTGCCTGCAACTGCAATCGCTGTAGCACCCTCAATAGTTCTTTTTGCTGCACCCTCAGTCAATCCGTCATTACTGTCATGACCCTCTTCACTTACATATAAAATATTATTTACTTGAGAACCAGTGTTCCTTACCCATATAAGCTCACCACTTGCATCAGCAGCAAGAATCGATGCTGCAACACCAATCGTTGCATTGCTATCTAAGAACGTACCACCTATCTGAACAAAACCATTTGCACTATCACTACCGTTACGTACAACTTGCAATAAGTATTCTGGAAGTGTGCTACCAATACCTACTCGTTTATTTGTAGGATCAAATACAAAATTAGATGCACCACCAAACCTAGCATTTGATTTTTTAAATTGTATGGAGTCTGTTCCATCAGCAGCAGTTTGGAAGTTGTCTGTCCAAGATATACCTGTGCCGACAGATATTAGAACGTTTTGATTATTACCAGCAGCATTGTTTGTGTCATAAAGTTGACCCGTAACTCTGGCAGCACCAATGACATCTAAGTTTCTTTGGGGTTGAGTACTGCCAATACCTACCTGACCTGCTGCAACAATACCATCAAAATTGGCAGTCGTTGCGACATCAAGACCAAATTTGGCATCTGTCTTACCAATACCTGTGAGATTATTATCGGCATCGACAATCAGAGCCTGATCACCGACCTCTAAACCTTTTTCTACAGCAAACTTTTTATTTACTGAGGACATCTACTAACTTCTCCGTCGTATGTGTATTTATCAACTGATACGCATAATATACGCAATTGCATAATATGGAGGTAGGTTCTTATTTGTTGCAGAAGAACCCTGACTATCAGTTGAAGCAGTAACACCGATTCCAGTTGTATTGGAAACATTTGTTATGCTTACACCCGCATCAGCAGAAGCGTTTGTGATAGTAACATCTGCATTGTTTGTGTTAGCAAAAGAACTGACAGTTGTTTCATCAGTGGATGATGTGCTCGACCCCCCTGTTGTTCCTGATTGCACATCGTTACCAACATTAGATGCACCACCTGAAGTAGTAACACTTTCATTCCCGTCAGATGCACTGTAGGCATGAGTATGACTCATACCGTGATCGTGTGCAGAACTCGTTACACTGTGTGAGTGATCTCCACCTCCAAGTGTATTAGAGTGAGTGTGAACCCCTCCACTTAATGTATTGGTATGAGAGTGACCTGTATCACTAATAAACGTGCTTACTGTATGCTCGTGTGTTACTAAAGTCGAATCGGTCTGACCACCAGTTGTGTCTGCTGCATATGCATTACCACGACCAACTATAAATCTATCAATAAGATTCGGTGTTCCATTTGTACCATTACATAATTGCCAGTTTGCTGGTATATTACCATCAGTTCCAGACCACATGATGATACCACCTATGGGTATGACACCATTACCTACAAATGCTGTAGCGGTGCATACGCCAGATGATTTTACATTGCCCTCTGCTGTAATTGATCCACCTACAAAAGAATTACCTGTTACCGAACTTGCTCCACCAACTGTGATATCGTTTGTTACTGACAATGTATGAGCAGTAAGTGTAGAACCTGACCATGTAAAACTTGAACTGTCCTGCAATTCACCATCAGTGCCAACAAGAACTAAACGACCAGATGTGAGATCGTCAATTTTTATGCTATCTACACTTGCGTTACCAGTGACACTTAGAACCTCACCTGAATCGACAGAGGATTGACCCACCGCTAACTTCTCAAAAGCGTACGCCTCAACCCCACTTTCAGTAGAGATAGGTCCGAACTGTTGCCACCTGTTAGTTCCCACTCCTGAGGTTCTGACCCACCCAATATATCCGCCTGGCGTATGATTTGTGGCAAATAATATGTTATCCTGTGCTTGTGTTTGTATAGGTTCTGATGATTGAACACCTAGGAATACGACTCCCTGTGTTCCCTCTCTATTACCTCTTAGTTTTAGATCAACAACATCGGTATTACCATTACTATAAAGGTTTTCATTTATTGCTAAATCATCAGTTGTTAGAGAATTGAGTAGAAGAGATTTAGGGAGTGAAGATCCTGTGGGTGCAGTGTCAAATTCATCTATTGTGCTATTACTCTCACCAGTTACGGCATCAGTTCTATTGCGTCCAACATAAAATTCACCCCTGTCATTCATTCCTGTATAGACAACCAATCCACCCCTAGTTTGAACAGATTGTGCGATTAACTGTTGCTCATCAGTTAATATCCTATCCTGTGCAGATGGCATTGCAGTTGAATAATTGCCAGGTCCGAACCCAACATACTCAAAAGTGTGTCCAGATGCACGTAAAATAGAGTATCTTCTAGACTCAACTGGTAATATTTTTATTCTTTGTGCTGCAACATTCTTATCATGATTGGTTGCATTTGTGCCTAGTACACCTCTTATAATTGAATTACAATCTTTATTTGATATTCTTACAATTTCATCTTCAATTTGTAAGTAATCTCCTCTACGGAGTAAACTCTTCTCTTGAAGTGATATGGAGGATGTGGTTGTGGTGAGACCTGTTGTAAGAGGTGTGGTGACTCCACCGTATATTGGAATCGTTTGATTATTACCTCTTGCTGATATGCCAGCACCATGTGCAAAAGCAGTGGCACCACTAAACGTAGGAGTGCTACCAAGAGCACCCATGCTGACATTTACTGAAGATCCATAACCAATTCTATCTGTGATAAAGAATGTGCCATTGAATTCTGTGTTCGCATTATTGATAACAATCTGATCACCTCTTCTCAAACCTATATCTGAGTGTAAAGTGACAGTTGCAATACCACTTGTTATGTCATATTCTATATTGTTGATGGCAGTGGACACACCCACGTGGTATATAAATCCGCCACTACTACTATCACTTGCACTTCCAGTATAAGAAACTCTTTGTGCCTCATCCACACCAGTTATTCTATAGACACCATTATAAGAGTCACTGCCAACACCGATAACTTGAATAGCGTCACCAATATTATTGTTGATAGCATCTATCCTAACAGTCGCATCAGATCCTGAAGATGCAAAAGGCACTCCTCTAACAGTCACAACATCATTGACACTGTAACCTGAACCGTGGTTGTTTATATCAATACTCGTTATGACACCGCCTGAATTAACGGTAACATCAGCAGTGGCACCTTTACCTGTGCCACCAATCAAATCTACGTTGAACCAAGATGTAGACGGAGTGTAATTTGATCCACCATTGAGATCGGTTACAGTTAAGATTGCATTGAATCCATGTTCAACTGCACCATCCAATATAAGTGCGGAACCAGAGACACTTGCACCTGTTATGCCGATACCAAGATTACTCTTATCTAAGAATGACTCTATACCCTCTTTTGATATACTATTAGCAGGATCATTTGTCTGAACAATACCTATGTCATCTCTTCTTGCAAATGACACTGCTGATTTGGGATCAACGACAGGATTGTCCACACTTACCTTAGGTCGTAAGTCGTTTACATTCTGTGGGAAAAGATTTGAAGCAGTTGAAAACGGTGATATTGTAGGTCTTGCTAGATATGATAATAAAGTTATGTCATATATACCATCCTGAATGTTCCTTTTGTATTCTTGTATCTCTTCATTTGTATAAATTTGGTATGCTGTTCCAAAATCACGTTTGTTGAAGAATGGAGCAAAAGTTCTTCCTGATCCAACAATTGATTGATCATGGAGAGTGTATGGAACATTGGTTGTTATAGTTGATATTCCGCCAGGATTTGTATTAATTCCAATTCTAAAAGTTCTAGCGTCATCTATTGCTAAGACATCAAATAAACCATTATATCCATTGTTTGCAACTCCGTCTGTATTATTTGTGCTTCTTAATCTTCTTATCTCTACACCCTGTCCTACAGATAATCTGTGTGGGAATTGTGATGTAATGATACCTGCATTAGATCCAGAACTCCAACTAGCATCAACAATTAAACTATCAATTCTTAGGTTAGATGTAGATGATATGACTGTAGAGTCATTTTTGTAGCTAACATCATCAGGGAATGATCCAGATTCAGCAATAGAAAAACCATTAGTGGGTGGTGATGCTAAAGTAGAATCATCAGGCACCACATACCTTACTCTATAAATTTTTTCTAAATCTTTTCTATTGTCAGAACTTCTTTGGACAAATGTATTGACTGTTCTGGGTGTAATTTTAGATTGATTAGTTACTATTGCAGATCTAAGAGAGTTACCAGCACCTACTGTGATGAACCATCCAGTTCCATCCTCATACTGCATTGGGTGACCAGGATCGCCAGGATCTTTGGATTCAACTGTAGAAACTATTCGTAACTTACCACCAAGGTTGTTTATACCTATGAGATTACTACCTGCTATAGCGTTATTGAAAGTTGTAGCAACCTTGATTTGATTTGTATTTACACCATCAGTTACAACAAAATAATCTCTATTATATTCTATACCATCAGGTAAATCTCCTGTCTCAGAAAATATTCTTATATTTTCACCTGGCAAAAACTTATGTGTCTCCTCTAATGTAAATATGTTGCTTGTTATAGAGTTTATACCAGAATTACTACCAACAAAAATCTCTTTCTTACCAGACGCATAGAGATCAGTGTTTGTGCCAGGACCTGGCATTAATATGTCAGCACCGAATGTTGTATTTTCTATAGTGCAGAATAACTTATCATTTATTTTGTTACCAATAGTGAAACCACTTGCAGTTTTATTTGGAACTTTATCCTTCTGCGAGTTGCCAAATATAAAGAGTTTAGTGTCTGTAGACACACCAACTGTTTTTTCTACATCAATAGATTGCCAGTTTATATCATCAACATTAGCAAAATTTTTCTTGGGTGGTACAATACTTGTTATAAACGCCTTGTTATCTTTTATAAATGCCTCTTTCCTAAATCCATCAGACTCTAATGCTTTTGATCCAAAATTGGAGTTAGAGTTGGTGATAGACATATCACCACCTGCCACTGCCTTAAAGTGATGACCATATCCTATGGCAAATACAGACACCAACTGCATTACGGAGTTGTTAGATGACTTTACATGATAGGACTCAAATTCTGGTTTATATCTTGCTAAACTATCAGTATGAAGTGTCGTCGTGGTTCCTAATGTTGCTTGATCTTCCCATGCACCTGAGGTAGAGTTATATTTTACAAAAGCATTGTCATCTTTTTGTAATGATATTCCAGTAAATTGAGCAACCAACATTGACTTGAATCCAGTTGCTTTATCACCATCACAATGTAAACCACACAATCCAAAAACTGATCTAATAGAGCAGTTGAATATGTAAGGTGAAGATGATGTTACTGTGTCACTCTCTATTGTGACTATGGGTGTTAGTCCACTAAGACTTGGATTCGCAGTGCTGGTTGGTGTGTTTGCTACAGTGTAACTGAATTGTGTGTCACTTACTACTTGAGACACAACATGACTACCATCATACTCTGCATTATTGACACCAAATATCAATATTGGTGTTCCTACTGCAAGTCTGTGTGTTGTCTTTGTTTTTACCGTTACAATTGATGTTGCTGTTGTCGATGACGGATCTATACCAGAAAAAATATCATCAATCTCAACATCACCTAACTCAGATATAGCACCTACAATTCTATTCTCATCAATTAATTTCTCAAAATCATCATTTGTTGGATACGATGGCAGTGCTCTTCCACTATTTGTTCCATACGCAAGCGTTAACTTTGCGTAATACATGTCAAGATCTGTGTTACCTTTGCCTGCTACTGTATTGTTACCGTCCGCATATTCAAATACAGTTAGTTTATGATGTGAAAAATTAGGTGCATAAACATTTTCAGTAAAATCTTTGAATGTCCTATCAGATCCCTCCCCGTCAAAAATACTAAAACCAAAGAAGAAACAAGCACCTGTTACTCTGAATATCGCAGAGGTAGGTATGTCATTATTAAGTGGATCGGGAATATATTTTGGTCTTATTTTAGTTTTTCTAAGATCTTGTCCAACAATAGATGTTCCTCTTGGTAAGATTACACCACCGTGAATAGAATTATAGTGGTATAATACATTATCAACATTTTGTACGTCAAAATTTGTTCCAATGCCAAACTCTGTTATACTTTGAGTTGTTCCATTTACATCAGTTATATTTCCATCATTATCAATTTGAAAACCAGGTCTATTGTCAATGTAATGAACACCTGGCGATACTATTATAGTTGTCTTATCAAATTTATCGTTGTCTTTTCCTAATTGATACGAAAAACGAGCAGACTCAATTAATGCTCTTTGAATTGTTTTAAACGGACGAGTTCTTGAATTACCAGTGTTACTGATATCATCCGTTGCATCAAGTTCTTCAGGGTTTACGTAGATTACATTTCCCTGTACATTTTTTAAAAAATTTTCAAGTCTGCTTAGTGGCATTACTTATAAATCCTGACACCATTCCTTCAACCTATTTATACCCTACTAAATCCCTGACTTATTCTACTCCAACACTAATGATTGCAATCGCTATATTTTTGGTATTCTTTGAACTAATGGATATATATCTGTCTCAACTTTATCCACAATTTGATCGATGACATTAACGTCAAGACCTGCAAATGGTGGAACGATACCAAGTATGCGAAGTAATCCATCTACAAATAATGCTAAACAGGTAAAACCAAGTATCATACTTATGATTGTAGCGTCACGATTATGTTTTGCCATAGATGCATCATCAATCGCTTTTGCTTTAGCAAGAGCGTCAGCAATAAGTGCATCCACCTCTTTTTTAGTGTAAAACCCTCCTAAAACAGGGATTTCGTGAAATTTTATGTCCGATAGTGGGAACTTAGGCATGTATGTCATACGTATATTATATCTAGCTCTTCATCAATCCCATCAGCAGTTCTTACAAGTTCTAACACTGACATAAACTCATTTGTTGTTTTGCAATCAATACATTGATAGTTACCAAGAGAACCGAAAATCTCAAATTTTCTAGAGGTGAGATTGACTCGAATCTCATCTACAAACTCCTCTAAATCCAAATGTGCCATGATGTTTTATAAAGTACGCCTATTATAGCACATATGTTCAAACATCGCAAGTTGCATCATGTACGACAGTCGGATCTTTGGACTCAACAGTCACCTCATAATATGCCTTTATAGGTCCGCCAGCATTATTACGAACAATAATTTTTGCACCATAATGTATTGTGCTGACAAACAATTCTTGATATACTCCAATTGGAGTAAGTTGAACATTGATAGTTTCTGATTTGACATTTCCTAACCATGTTGGAGGTAACTCAATAATACCATCAACACTCACTGTGCCACGTACTTCCATAACTTTATAGTTTTTTATATTATAACACAGTCTTAGTATTTTGACCACTATTATGCTTAGGATAATCTTTATAAGTCTCACCCTCATACTCCACAGTGAGTGGATTTATATCATTTCTTTCACCCATTATAATATAGAAGCAATCAATATCAGAATCAGATTCTAACACCACTTTCTCACTATTAAATGATGAAACATATATGTTCTCTTGTTTTCCTATGGGTGTAATTTGCACTGTTATACTATCTTCATACACCAGATTTTTCCAATAATCTGGTAATGTGATTTCTGTGCCAGATTTTAGTCTACCTCTATAATATATCGCTAATTCTGGTCCTTCTAAACAAGCATGAGATAAACGATGTCCCTCTTTATTTGGATGGGAGATATCAAATAACTTGGTTGTTGCAACAATAGATCCTGACCAAGAAGCAAATCCACCAACGGATAAATCACCACCTGTGCTAATATTTCCTGTGACATGACTGTTACCATCAACAAATACTGCATTCGCTGCCCTTTCACCAATTATTTCTACATCACCCTCCACTTGAACTGCCCTACCACTTACGCCAGGACTCCAATCTCCAAGTGCAGTTCCTACATTCAGAGTTGCTTTCGCAAAACCACCTTTATGTGCACCTAAAAATGATGGTCCTGTAGCAACTAAAGTGCCATCATAAGGTTTGTCACCATTCAAAGTTTCTACTGCCTGATCTAATTTTGCTGGTTCTTCAACACCAATGTAAATCTTTCCAGATTCAATGTCTCTAATACCTGTCATTCGCTTAAGAGTGTTTTTGTTTGTTCTTTTAGATAGTCACCTAATATAGGTGGAACAAGTTGAGATACTGGTTCATGTATGCGAACTACCTTACCTATTATAGCATTCCATCCCTCAGAAAAAGAAATGACTTTATCTGTTGCATCTAATATAACGTTTTCTGATTGTGCTATTATGCGATTGTCTGCGTCTATATTGATGTCATGTTTTGCGTCAAGAGTGATGTCACCCTCTTTAGCATTTATTGCCTCCATTCTTATGTCATTTGCCACAACAGAAAATCTGCCATCACATTCAATAAGTATATCTCCTGCAGACTTAAGAGTTAATGGTGCCCCATCACATTTCTGCCATATTTGAGATCCTTGTCTGGCAGTGGCATCATCACTTGATCTTATTTCAAATCCACCATCATGAAATATACGCATCCCTGCACTAGATGATCCATGAAGTCCAATATCACGTATTCTAGTTACATCATCATCTCTTTCTCTTCCTATAGTAAAGTTACCATCCTCAGGATGATTTATTATAATTGGTGGTACGTTCGCCATTAGAAACCTCTAGGACAATCAATAACTCTGATAAGTTTAGCATCTGGGACTATTGGATCCTCATAATCCTGAACTTTTGTAAATCTAGTTATGGGTCTGAGCACAGCACCAAATCCTGTATTTGTATTGACAGTAAGTTTTGGTATGTCAACGAGACCAACATCAACTTTTGTGTTTGGATCCACGCCTAAAATTCTACCTTTCTCATCTAAGATAGGCACTATGACACCGCCACTTGGTGTGGTGATTGTGTCACCTGACTTGAACCCTATGCCTGGTGATATCACCTGAACACCACTCACCTCTCCAATCACATCAATACCCTCATCATCTGCCGTTCCAGTTCCTGCTCCTACTCCTGCTGTGCCCGCACTAGTGCCCGTCACCGTGTCGGTGATAGGAACTACCGTTCCATCAGGTAATGTTGTTGTTCCTACGCTTGGTCTTGAAATTGGAACTACAGTCCCGTTAGGTAATGTAGTTGTTCCTGTAGGAGTTACTACCTCTTCGCCAGTGTCTACGTTAATTATAGTATCAATAACACCAGGTCCTACATATCCACCGCCAGAATTTGTAATAACGATATCTTTTATTTGACCAAATGTAGGAGAATTCTCATCTAAATCAACCTCAGCAGTTGCAGTGGCACCTTTACCATTATTACAATTATCTGTTATGGTAACAAAAGGAGGAGATGTAAAACCAGATCCAAAATCGCTCATATTTACACCAACAACCTTTCCTATTGAGTTTACAACTGCTTTTCCAACAGCACCAGAACCTCCTCCACCAAAAATAGATAGTTTAGGAGGACCACACCTCTTTGTAAATGGGTCACATCCACCAATTAAACTTTTCATATTAGTGGGTATGCCACCCGACACACCTTGTTTTAAGGTAAGAAGATCTCCCGTAACGCCTTTTAGCTCACTAAATGCACCAGTGACACCCTCAATGCCAGGAAACATACCACTGAGAGCACCTATAGGGTCATTTATAGCATCGCCCAATCCTCCAAAGGCACTTAATCCACTTGCAAGATTTATTATTCTACCAAAATCTAATTTCTTTTTAGGATCTGCTCCTACATTGATCTTCCAATCTAAAGGTTCTGGTTCACACTCATTTCCCTCACATTCTAGAAGAGCAAGACCTGCTTGAGCAATTTTGACTGCTTTATCCATCATGCTTGCAAATGGAGGTAAGGATATGCCACCTGCCACACTTTGTATTGAACTTATGGAGGGTCCTATGAGACCTTGAATTTTATCACTAATGCCAGATATAAGACCTCCAAAAAATTGTTCTGCTGCACAAAGTGGAAATTGTAATAAATTACCCACCAATCCCTTCAAGAAATCACCCACAAAACTTTGTAAACCATTCAAAACATTCTCAATCAAGCAGTAGACCTGATCAGTTTGTTTTCTTATCTCTAAATTTTTTATAAGATGTGCAGGGTCTAAAAAACTTATTGCTTTACTTACTTGCTCATCAACCTCTTTCAACATCTCTTTTCTTGCTTGCCTAATTGTTGCAGAAAACTTACCTGCAATTTTATTAGATGCTTTTAATATCAATTTGTCCATGTCCACTATTCTATTAAGAACTGGATCTATGTGTTTATCTTGAAATTTTTCTAATCCACTTACCTCATCAATAAAAGATTGTAGAACTTTTGATGCTTCTCCTAATGCACCACCTGGTGTATTACATTTTTGTGCAATCTCAACGTTAACTGTTTCATTGTTAATATACTTATTAATGGTCCCCCCAAAGACATCCTTAAATTCTTTCTTACCATTCTCCTTTTTCTTGGCAATTTCATCGTTACTATTGGTTATACCACCATGAGTTATATTTTTTTCTCCATGTGTAAGGGTTAAATGCTTGCCTACTTCTAAGCTTTTATCATTTTCAAAAGGAAAAAATCCTGAACTTGCTTTTCCTTTTACATCCTCCCATGAGTCAAATACTTCAGCACCAGAGTTTGCATAAAAACAACCAAGAATGACTGGTTGTTGTCCTTCTTCACCGTCAAGAAAAAATCCAAAAACAGTTTCGCCACCTTGTAAAGCAAAACTAGTGCCACCTCTATTATGTCCAGCACCAAACTGAGGTGACACGAGAAAATGTGCCCAAGGTAGGTCGAAGTCGTCTATACCTCCCTCTGCTTTTGATTCGGGTGGATGATGACCTAAAATTCTTACTTTTGCCCTAAATCCTGCCTCAACGTTTTGATTATTTTTATCACGCCAAGCGTAATCTGCGGTAACCTGTCCAATAAACCAGTGGAAACCGTCTTTACCTGCAAAATTTATACCAATTCTATTTGATTCAAGCATTAGTCATCATAAACAAGACACTCTGGTTCATCTGGGTGATTATCACAGAATAATTCTAAAGCATTTGGATCATGATGATCACCTGCTGCGATTTCTTCCTTATGATGTTCTGCATACTCCTCAAGTTCATGCAACTCTTCTTTTGCATGTCTTCTTGCTGCGGGGTTTGCTTGTGGATCATCGATAATTTTCTTATCGTGCTCCATGTGGTCTTCGATTGTTTTCATGACTTTGTGTTATTTTGGAATGAGTCTCTCACAAGAGTAAGTCCACTGTATGATTTGTCACCAAACTCATGTGACAATCTTGCTATCATATAGAGTCCAGAAGCAGGGTTTTTACCCTTTCTTGTTGGTTTCTCAATATTTAGCTTAGCAAACTCACAGAAAATTACCTGTCCTGCTCTAAGACTTAAGTTCATAGGAATAGTCACATTTAGCATTTGAGAGAATAATGCTGAGTATCTTGCACTTGATTGTGCCTCATAATTAATTTTGTCTTGAGGTGTTTCTGCAGACTGACCCTCTATTGCAGGAGTCATAGTTCCTTCATCAACAAATCCAAATGTTATTCTTGAATAAGCATCAGCGTAAACTGCAGGGATAAGTTCTTCTTCATTTGATAGTTTAAGGTAAGTCCTTAGACTTTCCTTTAAACTATACTCCTCGAACATCGGTTTCTTTCTTAGTACATCATAGTAGTAATTTGCTGCTTTGTATTGTCCACTTCTAAGTTTTTTGATGATATCATGATTTTCCACCCATTCAGGAGGTGATGAAAAATAAAAATTATTATCATCTAATGTATTTTTGTCTGATGCATACTGATATTTTATAATTGATTTGTTACCCTCTGCATCTCCAAAAGTTTTATTAACATCTAGGAAACTATAACCATCCTGTGTCTCATAAAATAAAAAACCTGAACTCCCTTTTGTTTGACTATATCCATCTGATCCTGATGGAATTGATTTTTTACATAAAGAACTTATCATAAAAAGAGGTCTTCTGTAATTTCCAGTGAACTCATATTTGTTAGATGTCTCATCTATGAATAGTCTTTCTTCTTTTGCCTCTAGTTTATCCTTTAATATTTTTGATACAGTGTCAGATATTTTATCGGTGTATTTTTCCCAAACCCTAGTAGTGTGATTTGATATTGCATGTCGTGTTGCTAATGTCAAATTAAATACCTCTCTTTTTGTGTCTGAAGTATTTGAGTTAATATTTGTAATAACTAAAGGTTCTGTTGACTCATCCCATCTAAAACCTTCTTTTTGACTTGGATGATCATATTGAAGATGCACATTCATACCACTTCTTATTGGCATTTCATTTAAGAACCCATAAGTGTCATAACATGACAATACAATATGAATACTTGGATCAATTACATCCTCATGATACTTAACTCCTGCCAGTTGACCCATCAAATTTTTTGGAACTCCACCGCCTGCAGGTATAATGTCAAATTTTTTTAACTTATGACTTTTTGTCCAAGATGAAGCTTTCATTATACAGTTAGTAATCCTGTCATCTGTGCGTATTTAGCAACAGCATCAAATGATTCATCTTTTATAACTACAGTTCTTTGCCCACTCCCTCCTAAACTCATTGGTCTAATCGTGGTGGGATTGTTCATAACAATTAAATTGTTAGTAAGATTAGATTCCTCATTTATTATGGGTGCCATTGCAAGATTATCACTTTCATTTGTGATTGTTTGAATTTGTTGATCTATATTGTTATCCTTCAACATCAAATCCGACATGGCAATATTTGTAGAATCTGGTGGTTCTAAATCATTTGAACCAAATAAATCTACCCCCTTTATTTTTTGACCTGGATCTTCAATAAAATCTCTCAAAGGTCGATTATTAAGTATATTCTCCAATGTTCTTTGAATTTCAACATCTACATTTTTCATTCTCAATTTATCAGCATCAAATTTAGGTAAATTATCTGGTTTAAATATATCTAATTTTTTGAAAAATTCATTAAATTTTTGTCTATCTGCCTGTTTTGTCAAATCTATGTTAGGATTTTCTCTATTAAATTTTCTTAATTCCCTTATATATTGTTTTAATTGTCGTTCTCTTATCCGTTTGTTAGCTTTCAAGAGATTCAGTGCGTTATCTTTTTGCACCTTAGATATTTTTCCTCTTCCGAATAAATTTAGAACATCCTCTGCATTTTGCTCAAAACCACTCTTCATCTTTCTAAACATCTTAACGGGGTCTCTAAGACCAGTTTTTTGTAATATATTTTGCAATTGACCTTCTGGTGTTTTTGAAAATAATTTATCTACAAGTTCTTCTTGTTTTATTTCAAGTTCCTTTTGCTCTTTTTTCTTTATATTTCTTTTTACAATATTAGTTTTGTTTTTGATTTTACCTGGTGCTCCCTTCTGATCAGGCACAACAGTTCCCCTTTTATTAATAAAAGGTGATGTCCTCATTCTAATTTTTTGTTGTGCAGATTTACTTAGTGTTCTCTCTAATAATTTTCCAATTGCCACTAATTGTTCCGTTTGACCTAAACCCCTTAAATTAGGACTCTTTAACAATATTTTTTCTATGATTTTTTGACTTGCAGGAACACTCTTTCCTCGTGAAACCACAGCAGCAGTTATAAGACCTGCTGCAAGTAATGTAAGTCCTATTGCTCTTACTGCAGGTCTTTGAAAAAAGGGTGTGGAAGGTTTAATTATTGATGATGGAATTTTTACTGTTTGATCATCTTCATCTACTTGTTTCTTAAATGCTATTAGAGTCGGGGCAGTATCTTCCTCAAAAGTTTTGAGAGTGTCGTCAAATTGATCTAAAGCACCTGAAAACAAAGTTTTCTCTCTTCTTTTTTTATCAATAAAAATTTGTGATTCTCTTTGTCTATCTGCATTTACTCCTGTGAGTAAGTCTGCGATACTCCCACCAGCAAAAGCACCAACTCCACTTCCAATGATACCACCAATTAATGTTCCTAAAGGACCACCAAATGCTGTTCCTATGGCAGCACCTTTTGCACCACCAGCTAAGGCACCTGCCAATCCTCCACCAGCACCAATAGTTGCTTGTGCTATATTTTGTCCACTTCCCAATCTACCAGAAAAATCTAATCCTGTGCCTAGAATTGCTAAAGGTCCTACTCTACCAAATTTACCAAATTTACCAAGTCTTCCCAAATTTCTTCCAATTCCTCCCCCTCCTTTAGGAAGTAAAGGTTTTCTAGGTCCTCTACCAGAAAACCCCATACCACCTGACCCTCCTTTACCACGACCTCTGAGTCTGTTTAAAAGAAGAGAACCTCCAAAAAGATTTCCAAAAATACCACCTCCCTCCTTATCTCTCTTTGATAATGCACTGTATGTTCTACTTCTCTCTTCTATTGATTTTTTCAACAACTCTAAAGTTCTTTTCTCATATTTTCTATTAAGAGAAGACCTTCTTCTTATATCTCTCAATAAAGCATTAGATGTCCTTTTAGATTTTATGAATATCGGTGTTATGTTCATTTATACAAAGGCAGCATATGAATCTAGAGCAAAAGCAGATTCGAGTTTATCAATCGATCCATTGAATATTGTAGATACATTCACATTGCCTGTGGCATTATCAGGAACTTCTGGAAGAGGTGGTATTTCTTGAACATTATTATCACCATTTATTATAATTGGATTATTATTCTTCGTCTCAACATTATTTTTTGTAGGATCTACACGTATTAAAGGACCTACTCCACCTTCAGGTATCCTGTAAAAGATTTCTCCTTTACTTTCAAGATTGATTTTCAATAACTCATTATATCTATTGAGACTATTCTCCGCAGTATTCGTGGTTTGTTTGTATTGTGGCGTAATACTAGCAAATATTCCACCCAATACTTTCATATCATCTTTATCTAATCTCTCTGTAAGATCTACACCCCTCTCTTTTGCCTTCGCCTGTATCAAATCAATTTGAAATTCTGGTGTAAATTTTTGTTTATCAGGATCTACACCTAATAATCTTTCAGCATCACTTTTTAAGAATACGAATTGACCTGCTCCAACAGCAGCAGATTTTTTCTCATTGCCTTCTCTGTCAATAAATTTTGATTGAGGATCCTTTAAAAATTCTGTTTGTAAATCGTCAACCTCTGAGATTGTCTTATTAGTAATATCACCATACTTCATTTCACCTGGTCTATCTCCAAAAAACATACTAAATCCTGTTTCTTCTGAGTCAGTGCCCTCAAACTCTCTTATTGTTTGTACTGCAGTCTTGAGTTCAGGATCTTCAATTTCAAAATCATCATTTTTTGGTATAAACTGTTTATTAGCTTCCAGAGTGTCTGCAGCAGCACTTTGAGTGCCAGTAAAGAAGTTAAATAATTTACCTAATAATGAAGGATTATTTTCAGATTGTGCAACTTTTTCATTAAGGTCTTCACCTGTTACAAATTTGTAAAGATCAGCAGTCTCAGATGACTTAGGAAAAAAATTTCGAGACCCAACTAAAGACTCTTTATCTTCCTCTCCTTTATCTCCTGTACCTGTTGATGACTGTGATACTTTTTTCTCCTGTTCTTCTCTTGCAATATTTTTACTTTTTACTTTTTTTATGTCTTTTGGATCAATTTCAATTTTTGTAGTTTTCTTATCTTTTTTTGCATCCTTTATATCTAATAATATAGAATCTGCTCTCGTAAGTTGTGATCTAAATCTTACAACATCAGGTGAGTTTATTGTGCTCTGCCCTCTTCTTTCTTCTAATATTTCTTGCCTCCTTGTTCTGTCTGAATTATTAGATGCTAGAGCACCTCCAGTCAATAATAATCCTCCTAGAGCTGCGAGTGCAAGTATACCCTTCGCTTTACCACCTCCTAACAACCCTAATCCTCCTGCAAGGACTCCACTTCCTTTTGCTCCTGCACCTATAAGTCCTTTCGCAGCTAATATCCCTATGACACCTTGTGCTATCTCTGGTAAGAATGCAGCAGTCCCTAACCCTATACCCTGTGCTGCACCACCTATATCTCCTTGTGCAAGTTCATTCGCAGCAATTCCAAATGATGCTAGTCCTATAATTTTTCGTAGATCAAAAAGAGCAGCAGCTTGAAAACTTTTTTGATTATCAATATCCTTCTTCAGTAACTTTTGTTCCTTTTCAAAAAACTTACGTCTTGCTCTTATATCACTCTGTATTTCATTTTGTATACTCCTTATATTTTTATTGAGTTGCTCCATTTCAAGAACAACTCTACCCAACCCTGTTATTTGAGGTCTTTCTGGTCGAACACCTTCCTGTGCTCTTATCAGTTCTCTTTCATAGGCAGCATCCATCCTACGTTCTAAAGGAACCATAGGTGTTTGAGGTTCTACTGTTCTAGAAGGAGTTTGCATTTTGTTGTGCTTGTTGTGCCTCTAATTTTTGTTTCTCTAGGAATTTGATAAGATATCCAACATAAATTTCTCTCTCCCAAGGTATCATCGACTCAATATCACTTAAACTCCAGTTATGATGTTGCATCAGGGCAAAATTTGCTTCCATCATTGCATCAATACTGGTATGATATAACATTATGCGAAAAAATTTGCCAATCCCTCAACTACAACCTCTGACTCTACATTTGTATTTGGATTTGTTATTTTACCCTTATACTGTAATTTGGGCATAGTTGCAAAAAATTGTTCTATTTTTGAGAATTGACCTGAACTCAACTGTTCTATAAATGCCACTATTTCTTTTTTAGTGCAATCACTTGCAGACCATGACTCCTCTTCTGTAAAAATCTGGTCAATTGAGTCAGCGACTGCCTTGAACGCCTCATCAATTCTATTTTCATCAGTGCCAGTAATAGAAAAATTTGAATCCAAGAATTGTTGCATAGATGGATATTTCATTTTTATAGAGATTCCACTACCCAAATCAATAATGTCTGTATGATCATCAGAAACATTTAATTTGATGTCTGTCAACGCTATTGTAAGTGGAACTTTTGTTTCTCCATCATCTTGACAGGTTGCTAATAATTCAACCGACTCACCAACTGATTTTCCTCTTATATTCAAAAACAAATACTCCAATTCAAAACTAGGTAAATCGTCAACTTTGATACCACGAGATAAAATACATGACTTTAAAACCTCCTTTATTGTTGCAGCAATGTCTTTTTCATTACCACTCTCCATGGCGATCAAAAGTGCCTTCTCTTCCTTGACAAGAAAAGGTCGGTATTTTATTGTCTTTGATGTTGAAATAAGTTTTAGTTCAAATGTAGGTGCTACGACCTTAGGTAATGGCATAGTATTCACTTCAGTACTTTATTTAGTCACCTCTTTCCACACCATTTACACTGGTGAGACCAAAGTTGCCAAATTCAGGATCATCAGTATCTAATTGACCTAAGTTTGAGTTTAGAGAAGTGCGTTCTATTGTATAGTTTTCGTATTTGAAAGTAACAGATGTCTTTATTAATTGTGCCGTTCCATATGCAAGAGGAGACGCAATTATGGATACAGGGAATGCTTGTTCAATGAAATAAGTTATGGTGCTCGGATCTTCTACTATACCTTTTCTTTTCAGTCTATCAAAATCATTGAATTGATCTCTACCAAAAGCAGTTATCTCAATGGGGCATTTATATTCATTGGGATATCTCATTTTTCTAAAAGAATTATTTTTACCTTTTTCTTTGTTTGGAGAGATAAATTCAACCCAAGAATTGAATACATCATTTGTCATATAGTTTTGTTGAGTGTACCATGTTAGGGTTATGTCTGGAAATCTCCTAAAAGTTGCATATTGTTGAGACATGCCTTGTCTTAGTCCATCAACTGTTGATGTGTCAAGACTAGTGCCAGGCAGTAATGCCTCAGAACAAAACAAAGCAAGGGTCGGTCCTATCGGTGTATTGAAGTGCTTAATTCGTTTTTCGATAAAATTCTTTAAGTTTGCTGATGCATCAAAATTTATAAACACATCGTAAGTATTGTTGAAGGCAGGAACATTACTATCAAATTTATGAGGTGTCCTTATCAACTCCTCAGTTGGTAAATAAAATCTTCCTGATTTTATAGCATTTGACATACCCTCTAAATATAAAGTGCTTACTTATATACTATGTATGTCATATAAAGGCAAGTTTCGTCCAAGCAATCGTAAAAAATACAAGGGCGATGCATTAGACATCGTTTACAGATCACTATGGGAACTTAAATTTATGAGATATTGTGATAAAAATAAAAATATATTGCATTGGTCTTCCGAAGAAATAGTCATACCATACAGATCTCCAGTTGATAATAGGTCTCATAGATATTTTCCTGATTTTTACATTAAATACAGAGATAAAAAAGGTAAAATACTTGAAAAAATAATTGAAGTCAAACCAGCTAAAGAAGTCAAGGAACCTAAAATGCAAAAAGTAAGAACCAAAAAATACGTCACTGAAGTTATGAAGTATGCTGTAAATCAAGCAAAGTGGGAGGCAGCAAAAGATTTTTGTAAAGATAGAAGGTGGGAGTTTCAAATATTGACGGAGAAAGAGCTTGGAATTTAAGAACACGTTTCCTAAATCAACAACGACGGGGACACCAATGCCAGGTCATTTGATGTTGTTTCAATATGGTGCGAAAACTGCAGAAAAATTGAGATATTATGACAGAAATCCATTATGTTACATTATAGCGAGTCAAGGAAATGTATTTTGGGGTGTCAATTTGCATTATTATGCTCCTGACGAGCGAGAGATGATAATGGAGTGGATTGATGAAGCAAATCCATCTGAATTACCTAAAGGATACCATAAATACCTAAAATCATATGTGGATACATTATTTTTAGACATAGCAATGGAAGAATGGGAAACTGCTTTTAATCTACCTATTGAAGAGTTCGTAAGAGATCTCGGTAGCATTAAGGTGCCCGTTAGCAAAGAGAGGATTCAATAATGTCTGATAAAATATCAATTCTTGACAGTGGTAGAATGACTCAAGACTCTCAATTTAGCGTCACAGTTAATGGAAGAAACGTAGTGGTAAGAGAAAGCATAATTTTAGATGTTCAAAATGGTAATTACGGTAAAACATCTAAAATAGTTTACAAAACTGGAGGTCTAGGGAGACAAAAATGGTTAGAAGTAAATTCAAAAAGTGATGTAGGTAAAGCGATCTTAGAAGATGAAGATGGTGCAAGGGGTAATGCTTATAGAAATACCATAGATAAAGTAAGAAATTTATCAAAAAAACAAGCATTGAGTAATGTAGTTGCTCATGATAATGCTTTACGTGAATCTGGGATGTTTGAAATTGCAACAGGTAAAGAATCACACATAGGAACACCTTTTCCAGAGAAAGAAAATGTTAAAAAAGATATTACAACAGAAGAGGGTGGTGTTGATGAAACTACCCCTGCAGGTACCACCAATGATAAAAAAAAGGTTACTACAGTATTGATATATCCAAAAGACATGTCAAAAAAACAAGATTATATTTACATAGAGGCATTTGAGTATAAGGCACCTCAACAGAGTTCTTTGAGACAAAATAAACAGGTACAAGTTCCAAATAGAGTAAGAGCATATCCTTTTACGAATGCTAAAGAGAGGAGTAAGATAAAAAAATATAAGAATGTAGATGCTCGTGATACAGAAACACAAGAAAAATTTGGTTTTACCAACACTATTACTTCTGGTTTACAAAGAGGTAATAATGTAGGAGGACAACAAAAGGATATCATAGGAACCGTGAGATTGCCCATACCTAATTCGATAAAGTCAAGTAATGGTGTTGACTGGGGCGAAGGTAGAGCAAACGCTTTGGAGGCAGGTGCTTTTTTAAACACTCAAAGTGCAATATCAAATGTTCTTGGAGGTAAAAAAAATATTGGTGGTTTGATCGGATCAGGAGTTGGAGAGCTGCAAAATCTTCTTAAAGATTTACCAGAAATAGGACAAGGACAGTCTGGACAATTGTTATCATCAGTTCTTGCAAGAACTGCTCTAGCACAGTTAAATATTAATGTTGATCCCTCACAATTTATTGCAAGATCAACTGGTATGGCAATAAATCCCAATTTAGAGTTGTTATTTTCATCACCGAAACTTAGAACATTTACTTTCGTATTTCAATTTGCCCCTGATGATGAAGATGAGGCGACTATGGTAAGAAAAATACAAAGATTTTTCAAACAGGGCATGTTACCAACTAATTCAAGTGGAGGGGATGCAGGAGCAAAATTATACCTTGGATCACCAAATGTGTACAGATTATGTTACAGAAATAATGGTAGAAGAATAAAAGGTTTAAATATTTTCAAAATTTGTGCTTTGACATCATGTGAAATTAATTTCACACCAGAAAACGTTTATCAGGCATACGAGGATGAAAAAGCAGTGTCAATGCCAGTTAGAAGTTTTATGAGTCTAACATTTACAGAACTTACACCAATATTTGCCAATGATTATGATGATCCTAATTTTGACGATCCAAGTTTAGAAGACATAAAACCAAACATATTAGGGAAAAACAAAATTACAGAGGACGACATAGGATTCTAAAATGGCATACTTCGACAATCACCCCAATCTTGTTTTACCATCATTTTCTCAGAATAGAAATTCAAGTGGTGACTCTTACCTTACAAAAAATCTTTTCAAAAGGGGTAAAATAAGAGAAGATTTTTTCAATAATGCTGTTGCTTTTCAAAAATACTTAATAACAGGTGATGATAGACCTGACAATGTTGCAGATGATGTATATGGAGACTCTGAGTTAGATTGGGTCGTATTGATATCTAATAACATCATCAATGTTAGGGATGAATGGCCTATGAGTCAATATGATTTTCAAAGATATTTAAACAACAAATATGATCCAGAACAATTGACATCCATACATCATTATAAAACAAAAGAGGTGAGAGATGACGATGGCATATTACTATTAGAAAAAGGATTAACTGTCGATGCAAACTTTACATTCAATTATACTCAAGATGGTGTAAATATCAGTCTATCAGGATCTCAAATTCTTGAGTCATTTACTGTTTTTCAACATGAAACTGATAAAAATGACAGAAAAAGAGATATCTTCATTCTGAGGTCTAATTATCTTGACATGATTATGGAGGATTTAAGAAATATCATGACATATAAAAATAGTTCACAATTTATCAATAGTAGAGTAAAACAAGGTGATAATATAAGAATATAAAAACCTATAGGCAAAAAAATACCCCGAATTTTTTTTCGGGGTTTTTTGAAACAAAAAGTCGAT